GGCCATAGGAGCCACAAAAAGGGCCATTTTAGCGCATGCAATGCGAGGATGAATAAATACCCGTCCGCGACCGCAGACGGGTATAGAATCAAAAATCGGGAAAAATCGTGGGAAGAATTCTGACCAGATGGGACATTGTCTTAAATGGTCGGATTTTCCGGATCCTGTTCCGGTTCGGGTTCCGCTCCGATCCAGGTTTCCGGGCCGACAATCACGCGACCGTTGTAGTCTGTGATACAAGCAGAAACATAAGTTGTATCGGGATTGTTACCGTAAGCATACGCGCCCAGATAGGCATGATAAGACTGTTTCGCGCTGGCCAGGGAATCCTTGACCACAATACCCTTGTCAAATACGCCATTGGTTTTTTTGATCTGATGCAGGAAATAAGTTTCGTTCATAAATAATACCTCCTTTATATTTTATTCCGTTATTACGGAATATTTCCTTTTTGCATTACGGCAGATGCCATACAGAACCCGTAAAGGATGTGCTCGTTATTTTTTGACCGTTGCTATCCAGCGCATAAAATACAGCGTTCCCTGTTGTTGACCTTCTAACACCGACGAAAATATTTGTGGCGTCGGAAATTGTAACTGATACAACTTTTTCAAATAAAAACTGTGAAACGAAAAACCCCTCAGCGCTTAGTGTTATTGTTGTTGGTGTTCTGACTGGTGCATCACTCTTTAGTGCAAGCTCTTGCCATGTTGTCCATGATCCGTTGTGTAATGTTCTAATATACGCCTTTCTCAAGTTGACCTCTATTGCCAACTGAGCAAGGTCTGTGGAACTAAATGGGAAAACACTAACTGTCCAGTAACCAGATGTTGGCGCATTTGTGGCCGATTGTCCCGCTCTATAATATCCGGGTGTTGTCACACTGTTAAAATCTGTAATAGAAGTTGGTGTTATTGATGTAAAGTTCAACAAAGCTTGGTTTGTGGTATTAATTGAATTTGAGAGAGCATTATCTGCATTAACTCTTTCTGTCCGTTCCGTCTCCAGGGCCAGCCGGATCGAGTCTGCATCAGGATCATTGCTGATGGGAATATCCCTGCCAGTAAGCCGAACAATCCCGCCCATGCCGTTAATGGATACCACGCCCGCGCTGGAGGGGATGTCCTCTGTGGTAAGCAGCTTAAGAGTTGAGTTTCCCTGCTGGAGCCAAATATGACCATCCTGGAAAAGGATGCCTACATACTGACCATCCATCATTCGAACAAGACGCCAGGACGAGGCCCCGGTCAGCGGGGGCAAGACCACGTTTTCCGATTCATACAGAGTAACTTCACCGGTCATTCCGTTAACGGAAATAACGGCTCTGTCCTCCAGTTCCTGTTTGAATTGATTGAGTAGGTCAATCATCCAGTCCAGGTTAAGTTCATGAAGGTTGGTGTGCGGAAACTGTTCAAATAATCCGGGCATAAAATTGCACCTCCTAATTAGATTATATTGTTTTCAATAAACTTGTAAACAAAAGCGTTCCTTGAATTCTTCCACGATAATATTGAACATATTAAGCTTCGGGGAAAGTTCAATTTCCTGGGTGGCCATCTGTTGGGAAGTTGTGACCCCTATATTGCCGTACATATGAACGTTCCGCGTGAAAGTTTCATCATTTGATACCTTTAATCCATGCGTTGTAGTCTCGCTTGTTCCGCGCTGGTGGGTATCAGTAACGGTTGTGTTATGGGTAGTGGTAACCGTTTCGTCATCGTCCGTTTCGATGGTTGCGGATGCGTTCCCGGTTGTGGTCGAGTTCGTATCATTGGAAATGGTTTCTCCATGCTGAAGAGTTGTTTTCCGGGTGTCAGCATATGTATTGGAATCGAAAGCAGTTTTTTGCTCCGTTGTTACATCAGATCCAGTATGGGTATCGGTTGCATCGGATGCGACAACGGTTGAGTTCGTCCCGGTACTTGTTTCGGAATTATCGCGGATGGTCTTTTCCTGTTCCGTTCCGGTTGTCTTGCTGGTATCGGTGTCTGATCCGCTCATTGCGACAACATCATTCCCGCTATGTTCCTGGGCACCTTCCCGGGTTTCGGTAACTTCTTCCATGCGGTTAAAGTTCTCGATTGGATCATATTCCATCTGTGATAGATTATATATCCGGGTCCATGTGGGCAGTTGTTTTTTGCTCCAGGATGAAATGGCGCGATACATGAATGTCCATGACGGATACAAAACTTCCAGGTCCGCACATTCAAACAAAATATTATCAATCAAAACGGATTTATCATCATCCGTCATACCAGCAGGAAGGGAAAGGCCATTGAAAAGATTTTCGGAATAGTTGTACAAGCCAATAACTGAAAGATTACTCCCTCTGCCCATTGTCAGCACCTCCTGCCCAATTATCCACGATATCCGTCTGCGGGTCAACCCGCCAATCTACAGAAATGGAAAGGCCATACATTTCATTAGCGCGATTAATGCCTTTTTTAATGGAAGTCATCCACCCGGCAGAAAGGGCTGAAGTTTCCACGTTGTTAGCGTTAATTTCGTCTGTAACCAGCCTTTCTTTCTTGTCGGTATTCGCGTTTGGAATTCCAACAATCGTACAGAAACGACTTTCAATCTTCCGCATATCGGACAGAATTTTATCAGCAACATAATTCTGCTGAAGATTCTGTACAAACGGATACCAGGATGGCGTCCCGTCCTCATTCATCATAGATTTTCCAATAACAACGGCAGGATTCCCGGCGTTGACCTGATCGAACATTTTCTTATAGGCTTCGGCCTGTACGCGGTCTTTTGCTCCAAAGATTTTTGCTGTTTTGATATCTACAAGGTTCATCCCCAGGGCCTCCGCACAAAGGGCCATCTGATCCGCATAATATCCGGTTATATCGCAGATGGAGCTATAGTCCGGCTGAAGTTTGATCAGGGCGCAGTCAGTATTAATATCTGCTGTTATGGTCCCCCGGATCAACGGGTTAGTGACCATAATATAGGAAGGCCGATAATACAGATTGTAACCACCCAAAGCACCACCCTGGCAGATGACTCCATATGATTGTGTTTCCAGGACCGCGATATAACCCAGCATATACAAAGTATATTTGAAATAATCTTCGTCCCATTCTTCCGGGAGATTCCACTTGAAAACGGAAATTGCTTTCTGTAGAAGATATTTAAAGAAATATCTGCGGATATAAGCATTCTGACAATGGACCGTTGACGGGGAAAACTGAGAATTGTAGAGATTTTCAAAAGCATAATCGGCGGGGATATTAGCTGAAGTATTTAACACGATGAAACAACCTCCTTTTATATATAGCAAGTAACCATAAGGGCAAACCTTCGCTGGGCGGGTCAGGGTTTAAAGTGAAATAATCATACCACCACCGGGCGTTTCTTTCCGATTCGGGGAATCCAGCTGCCGGCCTTTCATAACAATCACGCCAAATATCCGCAGATTGTTCCGGGGTTCGCGTGTTTACAATATAGGTTTGCCATGTCCAAACAACTCCGAACACCTCACGATGTAAAAACTGTAAATCATTATCATATTCGGCCCGGAGCCGTTTACATTGCAAGTCCCCGTCATACCAGTTCATATTCTGCCGGATTGCGTATGATACAAGTTTCTGTCCATGCGGTACGGTTGTCGGGTCGTTTTCTCCGTCCCATTGTGCAAATCCCAGGGCGTACCCGCCACCGGATCCATAAAAATCTATCATCCGGGAATTAGGGACATCCTCAAAAGTTGCTATAGGATAGGGCCAGTCAGTCCCTACATGAGTTGCTTGCACCCTGGCCGGGTTAATGGTTGTCTCATGCATGAAGTTTCCAATTGTTCCGCATATTGCCGACAATGACCAGGGAGTAGGCCAGCTCTCAAAAAACCGTTTTAGTTTATAGGCGTTGTGAAGTTGCTCGTTTGTAGGTATAGGCGAACCGGAAGTTATGTTATAGGGGCCTATATTCTGATCTGTACTTGACCACCACCCATTATATAAAACCGGATTCATAAATCATACCTCATTCATAGTAAAAACCATTTTCCATATATGATATAATATCTTCTTTTTCTGATGCATAGCAGGAAAGGTCTACATGAGCGTCTGCACATTGAATATAACCGGATAATGTGTTAATCGTCCGAACTTCACACAAGGGTCTGCCCAAATTCGCCTGATCTTCGTTTACCAGGAGCCGAAATGCATTAATGACCTTTGCCGGTAAATTAAACATGGAACGGTTTCCTACCAAACCATTAGACTGTAAGATAGGAACACTGGCTTGCAATGTGTCAAGTATGCCATTCGCCCCGGCTGCTATAGTCCCGCCGACATTCAATGAGAGGGCATTAGACAACACGTTTCCGGTTGCGGATATTGCAGTACGGGCCACACCGATTACATCTGTGTTCATTTGTGCCAGGGGAATATCAACTGCAAGTTGCAGGACATTTTGATATAATTCCAAATTTTTTGAGCTATTTAATATAGTAACGGTAGCTTCCCCGGTTACGGCATCAATCATAAATGTTATGCTGACTGTATCTCCGGCGTCTATTTTATTCGAGTCTAAAAGGATAGTCCCTAACAATGGATGAACGATATATCGTTCAGTAAACGGGGCGTGATTTAAATATGATCCCCGGGTTCCTGCCTGCGGATGAGCTGGCGTTGCTATATTATCGGATGTAACTTGAGCAACATAACTGTATTGACTCATTTTTCGTCCAGTTATGTTGTTCATTGTCCACCATCCAAATTTGATAGTTTCATCTGTTCCAACAGATGGAAACGGTATAGGGAAAAATTTACATGATACAATATATTGATACGGGTTATATAAGACTTTTACCATTTCTTTGTTAATATCAGTTAAGTTATTTAATTGATTATCAACAAGGAAATTTTCCGACATTAAATAAGCTTTCAATGTTGCCATTTGGGCAGCCGTTAGAAAGTAATATGTAATAGCACCAGCAGCAGGGGAAGAATCATTTGATATTACGCCCAGGATATAAAACCCGCTCGGCTCCAGATTCAACAAACAAGTACTTGTAGATATAGTTAAATTAGTATGAGTAGGATAGGCTTTATCTGCTATATATCCGTTATATGCACTTGCAGAACGCACCACATATTCGGACATATTCCCTATAGCATTTTTATAGGATCCCAGCACATCAACTATAAGCGAACATTCCCATATGCCATTCAGCCAGCGCCAGTCTGTTATAAAATAAAATCTATCAAACTTTTGAACAAAAGCGTATGTAAAGAAATTCGGGTTGAAAGGGTTTGGCATTCCCGCGCTGGAAGGATTAAACAGCAAAACAGGATTTAAAACGCTTGTTTCCTCTTTAAGCTGGACATTTGAAAACAGGGTGCCCTCTGACAGAAGGGGTTGTTTCGTACTGTTCCGCTTCTTCTGAAAACCGAAAAGATAGACATTCATTAGATCACCTCATAAAAAGCGGGGAGGGGTTTTATCCCCTCCCCTTGAAGGGATGGTATGTTGTTACCTCGGCCCTGGTAACCTTAGTCGAGGAGCAGTACCGCGATCTTTTCGGTATTGTCCATGATAACACGCTGTTTAGCATGGACGTGCAGATTACGGTAAAGTCCTTTAGTGTTCAGCGGGGTGCTCAGGACACGCTGATCCAGCAGAGTCATACCCATGGCGTCACGGTCAAAGATGATACCGAAAACTTTTCCCTGGGTGACGGCATCCGCAGTAACCACGGTTCCGTCTGCTCCGGTGTAGGCGGGGAGAACGTTAATCTGATCCGGGGATTTAATGCTCTGCCAGTAGTTCACCGTTTCAACATCCGCATACCGGAGATAAGAATCATGGAAAGTATCAGCCAGGACACGGGCGTCAATATCATGACGGGTCGGGGCGTACAGATAAATTCTCTGATCCTGGTAGGGAGTATGACGAAGGACGGGTTTACCGTTAATGACCGTCTGGAACATGGTGGACATTTCGGTGAACAGGTCGCAAATCTGAGCAACCCGACTGTATACCCACTTCATGAAAGGAGCAAAGTTATCCGGCTGATAAACGGTCTGCGCGGTCAGGGTCAGTCCCGTTGCGGAATTGTATTCGGTCAGCAGATGAATCACCCGCCCGGCCTGGTTTTCATCAATGACGGAACCGATCGCGTTGGCCACCAGGCCCCTCCGGATCCCTTCATTGGAAAGCTCAAGACGGTTGCTCAGGTTCGTCATGATCAGGGACAGGAAACTGCCCAGCTGCTCCGGACCGGTGAAAGCAGTTTCGAGCTGATCTTCAAAAATCGTCTGCTCGTCGAAATAAACGCTGGCCCCGTAAAAGTTCGTCTGTACCACGTCAGGCTTTTTGATCGTCCAGGGATCAATCTTTTCCCCGTTTCCGGTCGCGGGGTTCTGAGTAGCATCAAACAGGGCGGGCCACTTGTACGCAGGATCATCCATCCAGTCACTGTCAACGATGGAAAGTTTGCGGAGCATCGCACCCCACCGGAAAGTATCCATCATCAACCCTGTCATTTTAGCACTGTAGGGCCGGATGGAGAAAATCGTCCTGGCAATGACATTGCTGATAGCGTTCATGACGCTGTCACGGTCAGCGCGAAGGGCAAGCTGGCCCACGGAGACGAACTCCTGGGTATCTGTAGGAGTCAGGACGGCCTGGTTGGTTGCCTGGTGTACAATGCTGGTCAGGATCGTGCTGATCTGCTGAAAGTTCAAAGTGTTTACGGACATTGTGGTTATTCCTCCTTCTTTTTGTAGCTGGGCCGTATCAGTTCGGCCATTGCTGAATCCGTGTCTTTTTGTAGCTGATCTTCCGGGAGTATGTTAACAGATGCCGTCCGAAGATTGTTAGATTGCATCTGCTTAACAAGGTTAGTAAGCTGGGCCGATATACCGGAAACGGATTTTTCCAGGGCGTCCATGCGCGGATTCTCAGCGGGTTTTTCTTCCTGTTCCTTCTCCGGTTCATTCTCCGCTTCTTTCTCCGGTTCCTGTTCCTTCTCCGGTTCTTTCTGTTCTTCTCCGGCCGGGGCCGTTCCGGCAAATGTGGTTATTTGTTCCACAGTAAATCCCATTTCGTGAAGTTCCTTAATCTGTTCAAATGTGAAAGCCATTTTTATACCCATCCCTTTATTTTAGTAATAATATCCTGCAAAGAATCAATCACTTTTTCCAATTCTGAGCGGGATACCTTCACCTCCATTGTAGGAATTTCACGCGCAAAGTCAAGACAGCTTGGTATTCCTATCTTTTGGAATTGTGACAGGGGGCGGGTGCCCACCCCGTCCCTGATCACCTGGCCCGAAGCGTTCTTGATTTTTGTACTGTCCCGTACCTTGTCATTTCCTATATAAATACCGATATGGGAGGCGTTCCCCTTCCCGTCAAAGTAACCGCGTTTTCGCTCGTTCCCGGTCTGATCCCACATAAACGCCCAGGATCCCGGGGGAATTTCTCCGAACGTTCGTTTACATTCCGCAATGGTTCCCACCCAGGAAACTGCGTTTCTGTACATATCATTACTGCCCTTCCAGTTATAGGGGGCACCGGAAGGGGAGCGGACGCCCAGATCCCGGAGAACGAGTTCGCAAAACGCCTGGCAATCATACTGGTTATATTTCAAGTTATCATATTTATGATCCTGGGCAAGTTCTGCGTATTCTTTCCCGGTTTTCATCCTGCGGAATCCTCCAGCTTGTCCAAAAGTTTTTGAATCACCAAAGTGTTATTATTGATTGCTTCGGTAATCGTCCGCTCCTGGTCATTGATTGCAGAATTAAAAGAAATTTTTAATTCTGTGATCGTTTTATTTAATTCTTCCGTTTCCTCTCTATGGCTTTTCTGTTCGTTATGGAGAAGAACGAACATAGCAATAGCACAGGAAATCGGAAAACCGACCGATTGAATAATAGTAACAAAGTCCTGCATCATCAATCATCCTTTCTGTTTACCGCAACCATTGCGAACACCAGGAAACCAGCCATCCCACCTACAACCATACCCGCCAGGAACAAAAGCATTTTATCACCTTCCGAATATAAAAATCGGATGGTTAACCTTCCTCGCGACCTCGCCAGGCCACCCCCGCCCTTCCGGGGCTTGCGTTGGGGAGAAGATCAACCATCCCGATTAAAATTATACGGTTTTCCGATTATCCGTCAATCATCAGCCAAATCGAAATTGACGTATTTGTTCCCGGCCTTGCTGGTACGGGGCGTGATAATGATACAGGGCTTTTCCTCATCAGGGAGATTGCCGAAGGAATCATCATATTTCATAAACTTGTCAATAAAAGCCATCACTTCGGTCTTGTAAAAATGCTGGTCAAGGTCGTTATAGATAACAAGGACTGTATGCTCCTTGTCCTTGCTATCAGTATACTGATAGGTCAGGGACGCCACCGGATGAATCCGCAGGCCCTCGCAATCGCGGAGATTCTCATGCTTGTCGTTGAGAGCGGAAAACTTCTGTTTTGCGGTAAATTCCATAGTTAGATACCATCCTTTCAAATCTGTTTAATGTGCCGGAAGGGCAGGGAACCACTATCATTATATAAAACCGTTTCGATTATGTCAAGTCGAATATATCCCTAAAAATCAACTCAGCTTCATACGATTCGAACCAAACTTTTTTGTCCACCATATATGCTAAACGCAAATCAAAAAAGTCCGATTGAAACATCTTTAAACCCATTCCATATGCATCATAAAAACGGTCTTTTCCTGTGGTAAACGAAACATAATAATCGTCTCTGTATTTATGTTTGTATATTCCAATATCACCAACGGAAACAATATGATTGTATTCCCGCAATGGCATTGATTTAATCTGTGTACCATCTGTCCGAAAAGCGTTATCCAGGGCCATTGACATAAAATCACTACTCGCGTTCCTATATAGGGCCGTTCCGGCCTTCGCTTTGCTGATCCTGGAATCCTGCAATAATACCATTAAACGGGAATTGTCTGCGTTATTCCAAACCATCTGACCGCCCCGGAGCATATTCAGCGCGGTTCGCATGAAACCCCAACCGGCAAAATAAGGATTCGTTAATCTGTTCGCGTTCCCCAGGAGGAAACATTGCACCGGATCCCCTCCGGCTAATTCCCGGTTCCGGTTAACCGTTTCATAAAAGTTTAGAAAGGCTTCAAATTCGTTCGGGATGGGCCTTTCTCCCGCGCTGGCTATTGCTTCATCGAATACGATATAATTATAGTCTGAATAATCAAAACCCCGAACATTCGCAACTGTCGAAAGGGCCACGCCCAGCGCGACAAGCTCGCCATTATCGGAATAGATAACCCCGCCCTTAGAGTTTTTCGGTTTTATGTCCAGCTCTAAATCACTATTCAGTTTTTTAAAAGGGTTCCCGCTTTCTGTCGCGCATTGCTCAAGCTGGGATTTTAAACGCCTGAGATAAATAAAACGCTGCCCGGATTCGATCAAGTATTTACATAAACCATATGTTTTACCTACACCACGCGCACCAACAACCATATTAAATGCACATTTCCGGTTAACAATATAAGGCCAGTTCACCCAGCCATCATCTGTATATAATTTCGCCATCCCTTTTTCACTCCCTCATTGATTTATATTCTCCATAAAGTTTAATTTCATCCAGTAACAAAGAATAATCCTTCTCATATGTGAGTGTATACGTTGTCGGAATAATCGCCACGTTCGGGGATATATGCACCGTTCTGCCTGTTTCCGGGTCGGTATAATCAAAGTCGTCTCTGTCATTGTAAACCGCCATCGTTCCTCCGGCCTTTTCCCAGGTCATCCCCGGCCGGAACCTTTCCAGGCTTTTCAATTCCTCCACCGCGAAAGGCATACCCGTTTCCTCGTCCACCTGTTTAGTCACACCGGAAACGGTGACGCCCATGTGACCATCTTTTATATAAGCATAACGTTTCGCACCCTGGGTGATAAATTGCTCATAATGGGCGTCTTGCTCAAATACTCCAATATAATGCCTGGTTCCTGTCTGATCATCTGCAAAGGCACCCGCCCGAATTGCTTTCTTCATCTGACTATCATTCAGCTTTTCAATCGGAACAGGGCCTTTTGTTTTTACACTATCTGTATCGCAGTAAAGTATCTGATTTCCACATAAATCTATGGCCGACTGGAGTAAAAATCTCGATTCGGAAGTGGTATATACCCCCCACTGGTAAGGGAATGGGGCAGATTTTAACGCCGTTTCTATCTCTTCCTTCGTCATCGTGCTATAACTGCTTCTATTATATTCACCCTTGTCATACGTTATAGTTTGATGGATCGGGTCAGTAGCACTCATGCCGTAAATGGCATTTAAAAGACCTTTAAATAACTGATATAATGTCAGTTCTTCTTCATCCGTTGTTCCCTTTAATGTGGTTTTTTGTTCGTAATAATGCATTATTACTTTTCTGTATTCTTCCGGCAATGGGCCTTTTTGTGCTACCATACATTCAACTATTTCAATTTCATCATAATCATACTGTCTGAGAACAATCTCCAAATCATATTCAGTTAAAGCCATTTCTACAAAATCAGCCTCCAGGATCCTGCCGTTGTCCAGCTTCCATTCTGTAGCTTCACAACGGCCGAGGCTGATATATGGAATTGGTTCTTTCTTGTTCTTCAGCCGTATTCCTTTAAACTGATACAAGCCAACAACAGCATACCCCAACCCCATATATCGCAATACTCTATCAAGAGTGCAACGATCATCCAGCCAGCGAAAAGGCTTTATCGGAAATTTCATCGTTAATTGCTGAGTAGGGTAACAAGAAACAATATCATATGAATAAACATCATTAATAATCTTTCCGACAAACGCCCTGTTTGCGTGTGTATTTCCACCGCGAAATGCCTTTCTGAGCAATCTGTATTGTCTCTCTGATGGTTTCATATCGCGTATATCATACCATAATGGCTGCAATGCTCTTTTACAGTCCCTCCGGCAATAACCCGTACTGGTTAACGGAACTGTAACCAGGGAATCCCCGCCCATGCTTACTCGCTTTTTCATAGCAAGCACCAGCGATTCCACATCCGTTATGATATATTCCAGTTCGTAATCTGTTAGGGGAGTCCAGGGAAACCGGATTTTTGAATAATCAAATTTTTGACCGCTTTTCTTCTCAGGTACGCCCATCTGTTTACAGAGCATGGATAAAGATAAATTACTCTGAATATAGGAACAACGAAACTCGATGCAGTCAAACATTCTACAATATATCGGTTTACGGACATCCCGAAAAAATACATCCTCATTTTTGAAATCATACAATCCACTTAACCAGGCCCATTCATATGCCAGGTTATGAACCCAACAAACAAGGCGGGGCGTTTTTGGAAGTCTGTACTTTTCCCTGATCTTGTCTAAACATTTACACAAGTTCGCCAGGAAAAGGAAAAAGTCATCCCATTCGCGCCCCAGGATTGTATAATCCTCGATCTGCATGGCCCAGGAATACATAAAGGCGTGAACATCGAATAAGGAATGATCAGGATTCAGCCATACTATAGAAGTCTCAATATCAAAAGCGCTAAACACGTTTAATATCTCGCGTTCGTCGTCTTTTCTTTTGCGCTGGCCCTTCTGCCTTTCACAGATCCCGAACCCCTTCAAATATTCGTACCAATCTATACCATCCCACTGTACAACCATTTAATCCGCGCCCCTTGCTTCAAGATACCTTTCCCATGCGTTCTTAAATTTCTGAGAACTCCAACCCTGCATACGCTGGGCCTTTTTCTGCGTCCGCTGGTAATCGCGTGTAAATGATTCAAAATCTCCAATAATGTCATCCGGGCTATACTTCCGATTCATGATACGCTCAAAATCTTCTGCAAAAGTAGCAAAAGCGTATTTGAAAGCAGCCTTTCCCTGGGCCAGCCGATAGTCCATATACTTGATAAACGCAGGAACCTGGGACGGGGGAATATTAATGCCCAACTTCGCGATTCCCTTCATATATCCTTGATAGGTTGTTCCGCCCTCTTCCCGTTCATATTCCCGGGCCACCCGCTGACGGGCCTTGAGCATCCCCGGCGTGATCCCCGCCCTTGCAGATTCCCTCCGGCGGGAAAGGCTCGCACCTTTTGCTACATATGTTTCCAGGTTTTTAATGGCTCTCGCGATTGTCTCCGGCGTTTCTCCCTTGAGTTCCGATACCTTCGGTATATGAATATTCGCATAGGACGGTTCCTTCTCTGCTAACCTCTCCAGGCGTTTTGTGGCAATGGCCCTCAGGCGGGAATACTCTTTGAAGTCTTGTTTAGGCATTTTGTGTTGGTCTCCTTTCCATTATCCATTTACGGCAGTCTGACAGTTTGCCATAGCTCCAGATTCGACCGTCATAATATTCTACTATGGCATAACGGAACTGTGTACCGTCAATCCGCACTATATGTTCTTGACCTTCAATTATAACCTTGTACCAGACCATAGGCCGGAAATCACTCGCTCGCATTGTCTCCCACCTCCGTCAAATCAATTTTGTAAAAACAGTCTCTGCATAGTACTTCAATAATCTTCGGATTAAATAAAATTCTGCTACCAGGCTCCCACCACGCCCTGCCTTTATGATCAATAATTTCTATGCGTTCACCATCTAATAAACGTACTTTATCTCTGACTTCCACTTTTTCTGCCCATGCAAAATGTTTTTCCTTGTCCGTTGCAATAATCCGATAACCTGTCATTTTACCTTCACCGCCCCAACATATAATTCACCTGGTACAACCCGCGCCAACATCCCTGCATAGTCTCCAATATTTTCTACACCCTTTCGATTCTGATAATACCTATCATAATAGGTAAATATATCCATCTGTCTGCATTTATGATCCTGGTATATATTGATATACTCTTGTGAGTTAAACTGTCTGTATTCCTCGTCCGTAAGTATACCATGTTTTAGTACAACCTGTCCCGGTAACCATTCCAGCCATTCTCCAAATTTAAGGAAATGTAGGCCGGGATGATAGAAGCCCCGGCCCAGCTGGGCGTATAGAGTGTATTTAATCATCCTTGTTTTCCTCCATATCCCATAACGCAGAAACAATCTCATGCGAAAGCTGGAACAGTTCAAAGTATTCATCGAAAGTAAGCATCTCCTGGCCAAGATCGTGAGCGATGCAATCACGGACAACATCCACGATACCACGACCGGAAACGGGGCCATAGTTAAGAGCAGCCATTAAACGCCCCTTGTAAAAATCCTTGACTCCCTCGTATGACTTTTCCATTTTATACCATCCTCCTATTTTTGAAATATGGAATCCATACCATTATTATACTCGCCTGGTTGAAAATTGGTACTGCGTACATGGTAAACATTTCAACCATCTTGTACAATGTCCCATCTGGTAAGAATTCATCCCATGATTTTTCCCGATTTTTGATTCTATACCCGTCTGCGGTCGCGGACGGGTATTTATTCATCCTCGCATTGCATGCGCTAAAATGGCCCTTTTTGTGGCTCCTATGGCC